CCACGCTCGGGGAAAGGGCTGGTTAGCTTGCGCTAACTGGCCTTGAGGAAGGATCGATTAGATCCCCCCTCCTGAGACCGGCCTCAGGGCCGATCACAGTACCTCGACTAACTCTCCAGTTACCTTCACCCCTGAGGGTAAAGAGGCCGTCAGTCCCACCTTCCGGTGAGGTTGACGTCCAGGAGTACAGAAGTGCGGGTTCCAGACGTTTCACTCTAAACTTATGAGGTTCAAAGGTCAACATCGGGATTGACAATCCCCAAAAGAAGTAGTGACTCTGGCCGCTGATAAGGCGGTAGTCCCAGAGAGCTACATCATCTGAAGCTATGATGGCGTCGCCAAACCGAGTGTCTCCACTCTGTCTTACGATGGTCCTAGGCCCATAAAGCCGCAGATCCCGTGGGACCTGATGCTCTAGCCATCCTGCGCTATTCGGGTAGCCCTTGTCTCGCAGTGAGTTAATCACTGCAAAAACATGGGCCAACTCCGATAAGCGGGTCAACCGCAACGGTGTGATATCAGCACCCTTCCACGCATTCATACCGCAGCTCTCACGGAAGTAGGAGGTCGAGAAACTCTTCCTCTTATTCACGATGAAGCCGCAGTATGTGAGCACCTCAACAAGGAGCTCATAGCATTTGGTTGGGACAATGATATCATCACCGTAGACAGGTACGTTGTAGTCGTAGCCCATCTCATCCACGACACTCTGCGAAAGGGCCCAAAACAGTAATGTTTCGAGCTCAAACGTAAAGCCGTTGCCCATGGAACTGAACTTCTCGTTCAGCACCCATGTTTTGGTGTCGGGCCAGTACGACTCCGGAGACCGGAGGTCGTACAGGATTCGAAACCAAGGCTCAGGCAACAGGTGCCGTACCACTTCGAGAGCGACAGTGTCGCTCGCCGAAGAGAGATCAACCGTAGAGAGAGAGCCGTCGACGCTTGCGCGTCGGGCTTCCTCACGGTTAGTCTCCTGAGATGTAAGATCAATGCCAGCGCGCGTCCGAAGACGTTTGCGAAGCATCTTACCTACACCCAACTGGAAGTAAATATTCCAGTGCGGCTCTATGGCGATAAGCCTGTCAGTTTGTGCCGTCTTAGGCACAGAGGTGATCCGATTCCCGCGGGAATGCCGGATGGCTGGGCTACAAACCCCAGCGTCAGCGACACCGGTCACGTGAGACCGCCACGTAGCGTCAACCTCCATTAAGAGGCTGCAGAATCGGGTAGCCCGACGCGTGAACGAGGGTTCCGCGTCATATTTATTATAGGCGGAGCAGAAGCGACTGACTTTGTCAGTCACGCCTGGCCCCCAAGAGCAGAGATCAACCCACTCCAGGACGCGGAACGAACAGTCACGTTCGTTCCCACCATCTAGCACATATTTGATTTTCCGCCTGGCACGATCCAAAACCGTGCCGACGCCAAAAGGAGGGAGGAATTCACCCCTTCCGGAAATATATGCCTGACGGAACCTGATGTTAGTCGATCGGCATAGCTCTTCGGCTTCGCGACCCTTTCGAATCGCTGCTCCACGCCTAGACGCACTATCCGAACCGTTCAGATGAGGAAACTTCCGAAGAAGCTCCACCGCCTGGAAAGCCCGACGTGCTGTCTTGACGTCGTTATACCGGTGAGGATCCCACTCTGCCCGAAGGAGAGTGGAATGATCACCGGACCTAAGTGCTACCAAAGCTGACAAGGCTTCGGCAGAACCATTCTCCCGTAGGATCTTCTCAGACAAATCGCGCCAGAGGGTTCCCCTGACGCGATAGTTAGAGAGTTTTCTACTGCGTCTGTCCATCTTTCGTTTCACAGTTCGCTCCTTCGGTCCGTCATCCAATAGTCGCAGGCCAGCGCAAGCCGGCTCGCGTCACAAGGGTGTAGGTATGAAGAGGTGAGTGTAAAGTTAGGATGTACAGAATGTGCGTTTTAGGACGCACACCCTTCTTCAGAAAGGTGACCGACACCTCGCGGTGTTGGATCGATTTCCGTGGAAGGGACGCTTGGGGCAGTCGCATAGCGGCTGACAAGAGAGTCATAGACTTGCTCCAGAATGGAAGATCCGTCCGGCCCGTCGTAGCTGATGCTAATCTTGGCCAAGGCCAGGACCATCACCAGCATAAACCACCGGTTTCGGATCATAGCTTAGGTCGGGTTGCTCATCGAGAACAAGGCGTCTGTGAAGACGGTCTTGTTCAGGAAGTCCCGGGCGAAGGCGACAACGTCCTTGGACGGTTGTGCCACGGAGCGGCCGTTACGGATGGTCTTAAACCACAACGGCGTCCCATAGGCCAACTGCGGCTGGGGGTTAATCCCCGACACCGAGTTGTTGCCAAGGGTCTCGAGCACCGGACAGTCGATCAGGCCCTCGATGACGAGCGAGGAGTCACCTGCCTTCCGGCCGGCACTCTTGAACGGGGTAATCCACATGCGCACCTTGTTGGCGCCCAGCGGAATACCACCGTTGACAGAAGTGTCGAACCAGTCGAAGTACAGGCGACCCTGCTTATCCACCGAGAAGCTGTTGACCGTAAAGGTGTGAGCGACCGGAGTGGTCTGACCATCATTCAGAGAGAGATTGGCAAAAGCTGCCATTTGGCTTCCTTACAAAGGAGGTTGATCAGGGTGCTCGCTTACAAGGCGAATATTACCTGAAGAGTTTCGAAGTTCCCACTAGCAAGGCTAGCGCGTTCTTCGCACGATTTCCCTTAAACGGATCCTCAACATTGAGTATAATCGGTACTGCAGTCGGGAGACTCCAGTTGATCGAACGCGTTGATTTCGAGTATCTCACCACTCCGTAAGAAGCGGGAAAGATATACGACCTTCGGTAGACAGGCGGGTTGGCCGAGCATAGAGCTCGACCTACATCCTTAGCCAGCCTCTGAAGGTACCAATGCGCCTCAATGCGGGTTGACGCCTGACCTAGGGCGACTTCCCATGATGAAAATTCGTGTATTGAAGACAGGACGTCTCCAACATTCACGAACCAGTCAACGACGAAGGAGAATGGTGCAAGTTCCCAAAGGACCGTAGCTGGGTCTGTAAATCCCAGCTGATCCAATGTGGACGTACCAACCCGGTTGGGTTTGGCAACTACACTAAACTTCTTCGAAACAGTCCATCGCTTATACCCTTGCATTCCTAGGAATGTGGGGGGGTACAGTCCGGCGGTACTGTATGAGTTCTCATAGAGCTCCCATTTCGTGACTTCCGTTTTGCGTGCGCCACCAAAGAATAGCTCGCCGGCGTATGTTTCGCCAACGATTTTCTCGGCCAGGTAGCGCGCCGCTGCGTCAACATCATAGAGCAGTGGCATCCAAGCATACTGATACTCCAACCAAGTGTTAGCAATGTTCTTGCTGTTCACCTTGCCAGAGAATCCTTTTGCTCGAGTGTTGTTCCCTAAAACGTTGAGCATGCCCTGTATATCCCCCTTTCGCAGCTTCCTCCAGGACTTGGTGATCCTGGTGGCAGTTGTTACGAAGGTTTCAAGGCATTCTCTCGACTCACCTAAAGTCACCGCAGCATTCCACTGCGAACGACCATCGGCGAGTTTCGACGCGAGCTTACTAATCGCCAAAGCTTCAACATCCGCCAGCAGTCCAGAAGGAGCTGCCGGCATTATCGAACTTTGGTATGGCATGACCGACTGAAAGTCGGCCACTTTGTAAACGGGGTACGGGTTTCCCCGTCCGTTACAATACCAGTCTTCATACGTGTAGGCATTATTCCGGAAAAAGAACCGTTCGACGCCCCAGTTCTTCCACGCGTTCTTGTACGGAGGTACCTTGAAGTTCAAGTTACCTGCGTCGTTGAACCGTGAAAGAGTGTGGCGCCAGACAGGATTCCCCTTCTGGTTTAATGGACCGTTGCGTACGAAGCCTTGGAGTGCCATTTTTACGTTAGTAAGTTAGAAGGATCCTCCCCTGGGATGGGGAGG